TATCAGGAAACGCAATAACATCGTCTTCTGGCACAATTACAATGACAGGTGACTGTAATCTCACTTTAACAGGTGTAGGTACAACAGCCTCTCTTGGTGACGAAACTGCTACTGGAGGAGCTACAATAACTGCTACAGGCAATGCTTTAACTTTATCAGAGGGAGACGTTACAACCACTGCTGGAGCTATAGTATCCGTAACTGGTATTGCAATGACCTCTGCTATAGGACAGGCTTCTCAAGAAACTATATATGAAGCGCCTAGTGTAGCGGCTACAATATCTAGTGGAGTATTGAATATTCGTACAGATGTAAGCTTTACACCGACTGGAGTTTCTGCTACAAGTAGTACAGGGAATTTACAAGGAACCTTCTGGTCTGTTGTAGATGACTCTAACTCGGATATAAGTTGGACAGAAGTTCACCAAGCCGCATAAAAAAAGTTTTGACAAACTTTGAAATAATAACTAAAACTTTATTAGGAGATTAAATGAGTTCAACTTATTCAACTGGCTTACGAATAGAGCTACAAACATCAGGAGAGAATTCGGGTACTTGGGGTACTATTACGAATAATAACTTCTCTCAAGTTTTTGAATATTCTATTGCTGGTGTTTATTCTAAAGCAATTACCACAGGGACTTCAACAACGCTAACAAACAACGATGGTCCACAATCTCAAGCAAACAACGAAGCAAGACAAAATCAATTAATTTTTACAGGAACAGTTTCTACTACTCATACAGTGCAGTTTCCAGCTACACAAAAAACTTATGGAATTTACAACAACATTGGTGGCGGTGCTGATATATCTGCTAGACTAGGTGCTACAGGAAATACTCTTACTGTTACAAATGGTAAATACAGAATGGTGGCTACTGATGGTACTAACTGGTATGATATTTTTTCATTAGCTGGTTTAGGTGAAACTTGGCAAGACAAGTCAGGAAACTATACAGCATCAGACGGTGATAATTTATTTGTAGACACATCTGGTGGTGTAGTAACAATAACTTTACCTGCTTCTCCTTCAATTGGAAATCAAGTAAAAATTATTGATTCACATGGCACAGCAGCTACAAACAATATTACTGTTGGAAGAAACAGTCAAAAGATTCAAGGTACTGCAGCAGATTTAACAATTTCAACTAACCGAGCTGGCATATCGTTGGTGTTTTATGACAGTGACAATGGTTGGTTATTAAAGTATAACGATTAATATGGCTAACTTACAAGATATAGTAAACAGAAGTGAAGTAGGCGCGATCAAGCCTTGGACTAAAGCTACAGCTCCAGCAGGTTACTTATTATGTAACGGTGCAGCCGTATCAAGATCAACATACGCGGATTTATTCGCGGTAGTTTCTACTACTTATGGTGCTGGTGACGGATCAACAACATTTAACGTTCCTCAATTACAAGGTAAAATGCCACAAGGTTATGATGGTAGCACGTATAACTTAGCAGGCACAGGCGGAGCAAATACCGTGACAGTTGCTGTAACAAACAATCAAGCTGTTGCTAATAACCAAGCTGTAACCATAACAGGAGCTATTGGAAATACTTCTCTAACATCAGCTCAATTAGCGAGTCACGCTCATAGTTTTAGTGCTGGTGTAAATGTTTCTTCGGAGGGGAATGGTGGAAATAATAATGCAGCAGGGGCACCATCTGGTGGTACCACTTCAAATCAAGGTTCAGGCACAGCACACAATCATAGTACTGGTACACTAGCAGGCACATTAACAGGTACCGTTGCTATAAGTGGTACAGTAACAGCGGCAGGGACAAATTCATTCTCACCTTTTGTGGTGGTTAATTATATTATAAAACATTAGGAGATATATATGGCAACGCAAATTGTAATACAAAATGAAGACAGAATCTTATTAGATGATTCTTTTGCATTTAATTGGAACGAAAAAGGAAATGCTTGGCAAGATGATTGGTGTCCAAATACAATTCATTGTGTTATTTGGAACAATTTACCTGGTCAAAATGAAATTCAAAACAAAGATGCTTCTACTGGAATGATGACAGGAAATGTTAATTTAAATTCTACAAGTGATGCTGTAGGATCTACAACTATTGCTGCTTTACTTACTTGGGCGGAGACAAGAAAAGGTCAAATTGAAGCCGCTATAACAGCTCATGACACTGCTTTTAATAATTCTTTAGCCGCTTGGCTAGCAGCCGATGACGCAAATACCAATACGAATCATTCTTGGTCAAAAACTTGGTATGATTATGATTCTAATTTTTAATTATATAAATTAACTTTAGGTCTTTTTTATTTGTATGATTTTTTCTTCCAAAAAAACTTTTTGTATCTATCGACCCACTCACTGTTTAAAAGATTCATAGTTTTTGCATGTAGTTTTTCATAATAAAAACCAGACCACATTTTAAAAGATTCACGTTTAAAAGGAATTACTTGAACCATAGGTTCTCCTTTTTTAATTAAAAACTGTTTATCTCGTTTTTTTAAAATAAAAGGAAAATTAATTAAATTAGCGTAATCGTCTGTATCAACAACTCCCTCTATAATTTTAAATCTTTCTTCTATTCTATTCATAGGTTGTAAAAATAAACAACTATAACCTGGAGGTGTTTTTATTAACCATTTATTATGAAATTTCCCTGGTGTAGAAAGTTTTTTTTGCCATTCTTCTGGTAACTGTACTTTAAAATGATAATTAAAATCGGTAATTTTTCTGTTTGGGGGAGTAAGAGTAAAATCATTTTCAACAGGATCAATAACATAATCTTGATCAAAAGGTATTATATAACCCATCTGTAAAGAATCTAAAAAAGGCATACAGGTTTTAACTGTTGGTAAATGATAATTACCCTGATCAAATCTTTGTAGTTTTTTGTATTCCTCGGGAATAAATCTAGAAGCTGGTTTAGGATGTGGCCATACATCAACCATATCTTTTTCACTTGCACAAAATGTAATTTTTTTACTTAATATCATATTTTTTGTATAAAATTAAAAGACATAGATCTTCTAATATCTCCTTTTATTTTTGTTTTAAACGGCATAACACAATGTTGATGTTTAGCTTCAAAAATATAAAAATGACCTACTTCGGGTTCTATCCAAGTAGATGTTGAGCCGTCTATTCCAGCAAAACATAAATGACCATCTTTAAATTTATGAGGATCTTTTAAATCATTTATAAATTTTGGAATCTTTAAAAATAAAACTGTAGAAAATCCTGTTCCATCATGATGAGTGTGAGGAGGATTATACTCACCTTCTTTCATATCATTTATCCAACAATTTAAAATTTGTAATTCTTTATTTCCTTGAAATAAATTTAATTTTTCTAATGTTTCAACATAATCTTTCATACAATCTACTATGTTTTTTGAAATTAATAATTCACCTAGCAAATGTGTAAATTCTAATTCTGAATCTAATCTTCCCGCTAATTTAGTACCATAAGAATTTAATTTTTTTTTGTGAGTTTCATATCTTGTATTTAAATCTTGAATACCATCCAAAGGTAAATCATATTTTTTAACTATTCTGCCAAATACGGTTGTTTGCGTTTTCATTCTTTTTTCTGTCTCTTTCATAACACAAATTTTCTGTCAAGAAAACAATTTTAAAAAGATTTCTTGATATATTCTATACACATGTTTAAATTAGATCTCACCCAAAAATTATAAATCAAGGAGATATTATGGAAAATCAAGAAGTATTGAAGGCTATAGCTACCCTTGCTGATAAGGTGAGTCGTTACCACGAACGTTTATTGGCAGTGGAAAGAGAAAATGAAAAATTACAAAAACAATTATTAGAACACAAAAAAAGTTCTCACGTACATACAATTCAAGGTAAACCATATAACTCTGATGCGACTGTTATGGTAACAGGCTTAGATTCTGATATGGAATGTGAAGCGTGTAGCGCTTAATTAATCAGGAGTTTCACCTAACATATCTGCTAAAGAAGGGGCGAATACTTTTACGTCTCTTCTAATTTTTTCAGCAGTTGTAGATGTTCCTGGATTATCAATATCAGCTTGAGCTTCTTCTTCTGAATTATACTCAACACCAGTGTCTACATGTGTAAGTGTTGTTTCAGTTTTTACTTTATAATGTGGAATTCTTCTTCCATCTTCAGTTGTAATGTGTCCTAGTAACTCAGCAGGTTCAACTATCGGCATCTTCGTTTCTCCAATTTATATTAAAACTAATAATAATTCTATCATCGTCAGAACTATTTGTTTGTACTTCATGTTGTAACCATGAAGGGAAAAAAATCAAGGAATTTTCAACAGGTTCCCATTGTACGCTATGTGCGAGGTGTATGGACGCTTTATCTGTTTTTGGGGGTGATAGTACCTCCGACTGTGGTTTAGGCTCTAGAAACACAATATTTCCACACTTTTTAGGAGCTTTAAGATAAAAGACACCAGATAAGTAATTATATGGATGTGTATGTACATTGTTCCGTGATCCAGGTGGGTTTATCATACCCCACATACCCGTCATTTCAGGAACATAATTATCTTGTACGTCCATATGATTAAAACAATCTTTTGCATATTTAAGAATATCGCCAACTAAAGGTTTAAATTTTTTAATATTATATATTTCATCATGACTATGCCAACCGCCGACATTAGACCGCGGCATGCCTCTCTCATCTTTTTCTCGTAGTTGATAGATGCTATCAATAAGATGTTCATGGCCTTTAAGTTGTAGTGAGAATACGGGAGTAATAAATAGAGAATGTAAGTTAATCAGAGTTGTCCTTTCGTGACCTCCATAAAACTTGCTATAATGTGCACCTGATTGGCAGCATTGGCTTGAACTTTAAGAACATCACTTTCTTGCAGAACTAAAGGTTGAGTCAATAATTCTGTTGTTGTGTTTGTAGCAACACTCTTTGCTTTGAATACTTCAAAGGTTGCAGCACCTCGGACAACTTCAACATCAACTAAAGTTGTGTTACCAGAGTCATTGCAAACTAAAAGAGATTTTACTACATCCGTAGTAGGCGGAACAGGTGGCGTTGCACCAGCATCAGCCGTAGGAACTGTTATAATGGTTGTTAAATCTGTTGAGGTAACATCTACCATTGCGCTTTTAAAAGTATTAGCCAAGGAAAAAAGCCTCCGACTGTGATTGTTCTTTTAAATCTTGTTGGTAGTTAGTGTTAAGTAAAAGAATAATTTGATCTAATAATTGAACCATTTGATCAAACTGATTAGCATCATATTCTGGTGTTGCATTTGGTAATCGAGTAATTGTTATTCTAGCCATTATCTTCTTCCGTCTGGTCTAAGTTGTAGTTTTGTCGATCCAAGTCTCCAAGCTGTGTCATTAACTGTATTAGTTTCATATTTAATTTTTACTGCTCTACCTCTACCTCTTACATCAATTTTCTCTGTGGTGCCAGTAATAGTGCCTGTTGTCGTTACATTAGCTGCAGATTGTGGATACTGTTCTAGTGTTAAAGTAGCTGTCATTGTATTAGTTAAATTATCAAAGTCTGGAACTAATCTACTAACCGACATAAGTTCATCACCATCGGCAATCTCAACAGATCCAGTTGTTAAAAAAGCAGGTAAAGCTGTACCGTCTGCTTGATTATTACCTGATTCATGTGCGTAAAGATAAGAAGCTCCTGCCGTTAAACCTAATATAGTTGATACATTTGCTGTTACGGAAGCATCGTATTCTGTGGCAATGGGATTTTCAAATACATAAGCACCGAGCCAAGTTGTTCTACCAATATTAACAGTGTACCAAGTTCCTTCTAAATAATTATAAGCAACGCCTCTATCTATTGCCGTAGCATTTGTTGAAGGATAGTACCAAATTATTTCATTAAAAGCTGTGTTAATACCACAAGCAATATCATTTCTGTTTGTGTAACTAAGATCATCAAATACATAATCTTGCACAGAACATGGCATTTTTTTAACAACACCATCATACATGTAAAAAGAATTATCAGACATCCAGTACGCTCTACCATTTATTTCTACTGCTGCATGCTGTGATATTAATCCACAGTTTGCGCCGAGTTGTCTCAAACCAAAAGTAAAAGGTGTACCAACAAATTGAATACCGTGCAAAGATGTATCTGTCCAAACAAGTATTTGACCTGATGATTTAACAGCACCTACTATTCTAGAACCATCGGATATACGTAGTGAACCAGCTTCGTTTGTTGCTACTGGTGTATAATCTGTAGCATCTTCTCGATCAGAAAATCTAAACAGTAAATCATCTTGAGATGCTGGTGTGCCAATAGTCGTTTCTGTACCAAAAATCATTAAGTGTCTTGTGTCAGTAGATACTAAACTAAATCTTGACGCTGTAGGAGCGTTTGATAAAGCAGTTGCTCTTGCGTCTATTGAACCAGATATATCTTTTATAAATGTACTACCGTTTAAGACTGTAGCAATTAAATCTTCACCAAAATTATCTAAAGACCAACTACGAGCAAAAACAGTAACATCTGAAGAGGTGCTTGGTTCATTCCATTTGCCAGCACTCCAAGTATCAGTGCCCCATCCATAACCATAAGTTGATGCAGTCTCTCCAATATTAATTTGATAATTAGCATTACCTGATCCACCTCCACCTGATGTAGAACCAGAGGCTGTGTCAGTGTGTGTTACTTTGTATGTGTTAGCGTCAACATAAGTTGTAACTTCAAACTCGTTGTTCATGTCTAAACCATCTATTGCAGAGAAAGAATCAAAAGTGACAAAGTCTCCTTCAATAGCTCCATGACTTGCGTCAGTGACAGTGACTGTTGTTGTACCGTTTGTCGTAAATGGATTTGTTAAAGCTGCTGTTTCTCTGATTGGTGTAATGTCATAAAGGGCACTACCTGAGTATAAATATAGTTTTCTGTCTGTACCTAAAGCAAGGTATCTGGTTCCATCTAAACCAATCCAGCTATGCGTATCACGGACCACGCCCACGATAGTTTTATTTGGATCTGGTAAGTAAGACCAACCATTCCATCTTTCAGGCTTTCCGTAGTGAAAGCGTACAAGATTTGAGTCAACATATTTACGTTGATCCCCTGCTGAGTAAGCAGTATCTTGTTTATCAATGCCTGGTTGGAACTTTAAGTCAACTAATTTCATGTCGGAGTATACTAAATTATTTATTGTTTTGTGGCAAGAATTGAGTGCCTACGTTGCCTTTGAATGAGTAATTACCCATGTGTGTCATACCACTAACAATATCAGCATATATTTTACCACCTATTTTCTGCCATAAACGACAAAAAGCATAGTCTTCCGATAAATATCTTTTTGTATCTGGCTCTATCATTGTGTCAAAAAATGCATAGTTCCAATCAGATGTGTCGTGATATCCAAATGTTTTATCATGAGGATCTCCTA